GAGAGGGTCATCGCTCAGTCCTCCTACGGCCGGCTCTTGACGGGCTTGCCCTGGCAGGCCAGGACGATCGCGGTCACGTCCTGGGCACGGACTTCGCCGCCGACGCTGGGCGCCTTCACCTGGACCGACCCGTTGAAGATCACGTGCTTCGTCGGGATGGTCGGGTAGAGGTCCAGCTGGAACGTGACGGTTTCCCCGTCGTGGTCCCAGAGCCAGTCGGTCACCCCGGCCGAGCGCCAGTCGGTGAAGAATCCGAGATCGAGGGAGTAGGACGGGTCGGCGGCCTCGGTGAAGGAAATGGAGTCGTCGTCCCCGTCGTTCCCGAGCGTGTAGAACCGCTCCGGGTCGCCGGTGTTGTTGACGATCTGCGCCTTCGTGCACTGGGTCTCGAAATTGGTGCCGCCGAGATCCAGGGTCAGGACCCTGATCTTGTCGTGGTTCGGCGTGGTCATAGCGCCACCTCTGCGGTAATGAAGTAGGCCGGCAGCTCCGTGGCTCCGGCTCGGTAAACGCCGGGCTCCGCCCGGAGGACTACGGCGTCGGCGGTCCCGTCGACCGCGTCGACCACGGCCGGCAGGATCGCGAAGAGGTCTCCGACGGAGCCGCGCTCGGTGGTGCCGTTCCCGGCGACCACCAGGGCGATGGACCAGGTGGCCAACCGCGGCCCGAGCTCGATCGGTCCTTCCCACGCGAGCACGGGCGGGGCCAGTGCGACCGCGGGCGGGTCGGTGAGCTCGGACAGATCCCCGATGACCACATACCGCAGCTCGGCCGCCAGCGGCTCGCTGGCGGCCTCCAGGGAAGCCATCAGCGCGTCGTGCGCGGCCTGGACGTTGGCGTAGGTCATGCGATCACGCTCCGGCGGAAGCGGCCGATGCGCAGGAAGCGTTCGATGTCCGGGTCCGTGGTGGCCACCCGGGCCACCCCGAGGTCCCCGTTCGAGACCAGGCCGTCCGGGGAGCGCCGGCGCAGGTGGAGTCGACCGGCCAGGCGCAGCACCCCGAGCGCGATATCAGGGGGTGCGCCCGGCAGTACCGAGAGCGGGTCGCCGAAGCTGTACGTGCCCGCGTGGACGCGCTCCGCGAACGCCACTGCGGCGTCCAGGACGAACTGAAGGCGCGCGTCGTCGCGGGTGTCCACGATCTTCATGTCGCTCTTCAGCTCGGACAGCTCCGGCGGCCAGCTCTCGGTCATCGGCGGCCGGTCAGAGGATGATGCCGAAAGTCTTCAGCCGGGCGATCAGTGCGTTAACCGCCACCCGTGCCTCGACGTCGATCACGGATCCGCCGGTGGCGTTCGCGATGGTGGTCTGCGACCCCACCGGGGTCGCCGCGCCGACCGCGAACTTGTCCACCTTCAGCGCCTCGGACTTGCGCGCCGGCGGCTTCGTGGCCCCGGTCGCCATCAGGCGGCCGTCACGACGATGCGCTTCACGGACTTGGTGGCCTGGCGCACGATGCACGCCGTGTAGCCCCACACGCCGAGCTTCACCGACTCCGGGCCCAGCGGCTCCTCGTAGCGGAACCGCAGGACGTCGCTCTCGAAGAGGATCGTGTCCGCGGCGCGGGCCACCAGGATCGACTCCGGGTAGGAGCCGGTGGAGACCCCGTCGGTGGCGATGATGCCGAGGCCGTGCATCCGGCCGTCCACCTGGACCGTGCCGACGCCGATGGCGTTCATCGGGCCGTTGGAGGCGTCCGGGATCATCGGCCGGCCGTCGGCGTCCTTCAGCTTCAGGAAGGCGCCGTAGCGGACCACGCCCATGGCGATCAGGTCCGGGGGCAGCTTGCGCGCGTTCCGGACCGCGATCGCCGTGTCGATCACGGCGTCGGACGCGTCCTGGTCGGCGTTGAAGGCCGCCTCCGTGGCGAACGTGGTCACGGCCGAGCCGGCCGCGGTCACCATCGCCGCGCCGACCTTCTTCTCCACCTTCAGGTTGTAGGCGGCCAGCATGTCGCCGTAGATCAGCGCGTCGATCGCGGGGGAGCTCATGTCGAGCATCTGCCGGGACACGATCTGGATGCCCGCGGTGGGCTTCGGGGTGACGGTGTCGACGTCCGAGGTCCACGCGTCGTCGTCCTCGGTGGCCGCGTTCTCCGACGCCTGCTCCACGATCTCGGAGTCCGTGCCGGCGGTCTGCTTCGGCAGGGTGATCGGCCGGGGGTCCGAGCCGAGACCGATGTTGCGGACCGCGGAGGCCAGCGCGCGACCCTGGCGGGCCAGGAGCTCGAACTCCTCGGTCAGCCAGTGCGGCGGGACGACGCCGGCGCCGGCGTTGCCGGTGCCGGTGGACAGCGCGCGGTTGTGCTCGGTGAGCCGGCGCGCGGCGTCGTCGTCGCTGTTGCGGGCCCGGTGCAGGTCACCGAAGAAGGAGTTCGGCGCCGACCGGGTGTAGTGCCCGGGGTCGCGGTCGACCGCAGTGGTGCGGCTGGTGAGCGGCTGGCCGCCCTGCGCCGGCCGGTGCATCGTGGTCAGCTGCGCGTCGCCGCGCCCGTTGCGCACGGCGTCCACGGCGGCGTCCCCGCTGATGCGGGCGGCCTGCTCCTGGACGGCGCGGTTCGTGACCTCGATCTCGGTCAGCTGGCTGATCTGGGTGTGCAGGGTCTGCATCTGCTCGGACTGGCCGCGGACGGAGGTCATCTCCTCCGTGGTCAGGTCGCGCTCCTCGGTGACCGCGGTCTGCTGGAGACCCTCGATCGACGTGCGCAGCGTGTCGTAGTCCCGGCGGAGCTTCTCCAGGTACGGGTTCGGCATGGGGTTTCCCCTGGTAGATGGTCAGTTGTCTGATCCACCTATCGGGGTGCCGCTCTGCCTGCCGGGGTGCCGCTGATGCGGGGTGCCGGACCGTACGGGGTGCCGCCTCGGTGTAGCTGGTCGGGATGTTAGCCGATCATCGCCAGCGGGAACACGAAGCGCCCCCGGGGACAGGATCCCGGGGGCGCTTCGCGGACGACGGGGCGACGACTCCCGGCAGCTGCCAGCCTAGATCACGGGCCCGACCCGGGGCGACTCCTCGACGCGCGCGTTCGCCGGATCATGGCCGCCCCGGACCGTGACGGCCAGGCTACTGCGGCAGCTCGGGCAGCGCCGGCAGCGCGGCCACCTGGTCGATCCGGCGCGGCTCCGGCCGCCAGGTGGTGTCCCCGCGCTCGGCGACGTCGCCACCCTGGTCCGCCGAGCGAACCGCCATGATCGTCGCGCCGGAGCCGTACGCGCCGGCCAGCACCACCGAGACCTCCACCAGGTCCGCGCGTACGCGCGTGATGGTGCCGTCCGGCTCCTGGTGGTCCTTCTGCGCCCGGAAGCCGACCGAGAGCTCCGAGAGCGCCCCGTCGGCGACCAGCGCCAGCGTCTCGTCCCCGGCCGCGGTGGCCGACACCCGGAACGCGCCCCACAGTCCGAGAGCATCGTTGCGGAGCTCGGTGGCCCGCCCGATCAGCGTGCCGCCCTGGCTCATGTGGTCGCGGGTGAAGGCGATGCGGTGCCCGGCCTGCGCGCGGATCTGGTGGTCGAACGCGCCCGGCGCGAACTGCTCGGTGAGCGTGGCGTCGATCCGCTGCCGGCGCAGGTAGGGGACGGCGATCCCTTCGATGGTCCGGCCGTCGCCACCCTTCGCCGCCGAGCGGACCTCCAGGAGCGGCTGGAACGTCCGGGCGAAGCGGTCGCCGGGGCGGATGATCGGTTCGGTGCTGGTCATGGCGGGGAGCCCTTCGGTGCGGGGAGCGGGTCAGCCGGTCCGGCCGGCGATGACGCGCAGGAGCGCGGCGGCCAGCTGGTCGTAGTCGATCGTCGGCACCACGGCGGTCCCGCGGCCCGGGGTGTTGTCGTGGAGCCAGTCCAGCTTCGCGTGCAGCGACTCGACGTCCTGGGCGACCGTGTCGACCCGGGCGATGGCCTGCGCGGCCAGGTCCCGCGCGTGCGCGGCGTGCGCGGTCCCCCACGCCATCGTGTCGCGCACGCTGAGATCGGGGCGCCCCTGCGCGTAGTAGTCCGGCACCTTGTCCGTGAGCTCCACGTCGTGGTCCTTCGCCTCGGGGGCCGCCCCGCCGGGGTGGCCGTAGTGGTCGCGCAGCGCGTCCAGCGCGCGGGCGCAGCTGGCCTCGGTCTGCCCGTTGTTGATCTCGAAGTGCATCGGGTCCTTGCGGCCGGAGTAGTCCCCGCCCCACCGCACCGCGCCGCGCGTGACGGCCACGATCTCCCGCACGGTCGCGATCTGGTGGGCCGACAGGTTCACGCTCGGCGCGCTGCCGAGCGGCCAGCGGGTGGCGTTCAGGTCCACCGCCGTCCCGCTGGCGTGGTTGCTGATGTCGGCCGACCCGCGCACCGGGCGCTCGGCGTAGCCCCACTCGTCCGCGGGGCCCGGGAGGTCAAGATCCTGGACCATCAGGTCGAACAGCGCGGCCACCTCCAGGAGGAGGTCCCCGGCCGCGCCGGTGCGCACCGCCAGGCGGACGTGCGTGCCGCGCACGGCGCGCGTGGCGATCACGGACCGGTCGTTCGCGGTCCACCCGTTCTGACTGCGGACGATCGTCACCGGCCGAGCCAGTCCAGCCAGGCGTCCACGCCGTCGCGCTCCAGGATCTCCAGCGCCTCGGGGGACTCCTCCGGCCCGGGATCGTCCACCCGGACCCCTGCCGGCTCAGTGAACCGCCCTACGCGGGCGGCATCGCCGTTACCTTCAGCCATCGCTGACCCCCCTTCATCGTGTCCGATCGGATGGCGTACCGAGTGCCGTGCGGCAGGATCAGCTCCTGCTCCTCGGGCCAGCGGGAGACCCCGAGCCCGTTGGCCAGGATGGCGTTCGACCCCTTCGGGACCGTGATGTCGAGGATGGTGCCGCCCAGGAAGTGCTCTTCGTCTTCGAGCGCCATGGTGGTCGACTGGAAGCCCTGCGACGTGACCACCTTCCCGACCGCCTGGCCCGGCGGCGGGATGGCCGGATCGTTGTGCACGCCGCGCAGCGACCGCGCCTCGGCGGGGAGCCGGTACTTCCCCATCAGGCCGTCCATCGCCTCCACTCGCGCCTTCGTGCTGCCCGAGCCCGAGCCGGTGCGCAGGTAGCCGTTCATCGCGGTGAAGTCGTTCTGCACGTAGTCCGCAGTGGACAGCCACTCCTTCCGCGTCACCCGGCCGGACATCTCCTGGCCGTACTGCTGCGCGGCCCGGTTGCCGTCCCCGAGCGGGAACCGCGGGTCCGGCCGGTAGGTGAGCCGGTAAGCCCCGCGCTTCAGCGGCGGCGCCTGCGCGCCGAGCCCGCGGCCGCCGGGGCCGTCCATCCACTCCCCGGACTTGTCCCCGCTGCCGCGCGGCCATCGGGCCTGCGCCCGGTGCTGGCGGCCCTTGCCCTGGTTGGGCAGGTGTCCGAAGACGTCGCGGTACCAGGCCGACGTGGTGGCGTCCAGGCGCTCCCCGGACAGGTACTTCGACAGGAAGGCGTGCAGCGTCGACCACGGGTGCGGGGAGCCGCGCCAGCGCGCCAGGCCCGGCCCGGCCGTCCAGTAGCGATGCAGCGCGTCTGCGCCGGCCTGCGCCCGAGCGCCGACGTCCAGGCCGCCGGCAGCTGCACCGACGGACAGGCCGGCGTCGTCGGCCGCCCACGCCTCGGCCTCCCCCGGGAACCAGGTCCGGTCCGGCCAGGTGTCGGGCCCGTCGTAGTCCGGCTCCAGCTCGGAGACGTCCTCGGGCAGCGCGCCGCGCTCCAGGAGCGACCGCACCGCGGCCAGCCGGGGCGGCGCCTTCCCGGTCCCGGGCTGGTTGCTGGCCGTGTTCGGGCCGCCGCCCGGCCCGGTGGACCCCGAGGGCCCTCGGGCGGTCGCCTCGGCCACCTCCCGCTCCTGCTCGGGGGTGAACGGCTGGCGCTCTTCGAACTCGCGCACTTCGTTGCGGGTCAGGAAGCCTGCGGCGATGGCGATGGAGTGCGCTTCGTAGCGGGTCTTCGTGTCCGCGCGCAGGAGGTGGTCCAGGTTCGCCTTCACGTACTGCCCGCGCGGCATCATCATGGACAATACGGCTTCGAACTCCGCAACAATGTCACCGGGAGTGCCGTACTTCAGGAGATCCAGGCCCTGATCCTCGATATTCGCATAAACTCGGGAAGGATTCGTGCCGCCCGCGTAACTGGCGGACACCCCGAACACATTCGCCCAGTCGACCACGTCGTATTGACGGGACTCCAGGAGCTGCGTTTCCGTGGGATTCCACGCAATGGGGGTGAACTCGGTCAGCGGGTTCAGGACCGCGACCGTGCGCTCCCGCTGGCTGTTGCGCCAGCTGTCCTTCAGCTCCTGCGCCTCGGTCGGGCTCATGTCCGGGTTGAGCGACCGCAGGAGGCCGGTAGGAACCGCTCCGGCGTCCACCGCGGTGGCGGCGGCGCCGAGCTTGCGCGACCGGCTCAGGAGCTCGAAGTGGTTCTCCAGGACACCCATCCCGCGCAGCGCCCCGGGCTTGCACGGGCCCTTAAAGTGCACGATCTCGTAGGCGTGATACCAGGTCCCGCCGATCAGATAGCCGACCTCCCCGGACTCGAAGCCCGGCGGGATCCAGTTCTGACCGGGATAGGGCAGCTGCGCGCCGAACCGCTGCACCTGGACGTTCTCCGCGGAGACCGGGGTGGCCGCCGTCGGGTAGCCGAGCGGCGACCAGGCGACGATGACGCCGATGGCGTTGCCGTGCCACAACCGATCCAGGCCCCACGACCGGTAGACGGACAGCTTCGTGTCGGTGGTGCCGGCCGGCATGGTCAGGAACGGCTGGTCCGGCAGCTGCACGGCGGGCCGGTCCGCCAGCTGCCGGTAGGCGTCGAACGGCACCCGCCCGAGCTGGTTGGCGATCAGGAGCGCCAGGCGCCACGCCGCGGGGATGCCCATCCCGCCGCGGTACTCCCCGTCGCCCCACCCGGCGTACATCCCGGGGCCGCCGTCGGTGATCAGGGTGTAGGTCGCCTGGTCGCCGGTCTGGGTGTTCGTGACGTCGTAGGTCACGTTCCGGGTCATCAGCTGGCCGAGTCCCACGGTCACGCCTCCTTACGCCGGGAGCGCAGCGCACCGGGCAGCTCGGTCACACGATCCGGCGCGGGGAGCGCATCGGGCGGTCCCCGCCGGGCCGGAGCGGCGGGGACCGGGGGAGCCGGACGCTCCCCCATCATCTCCACCCCGGTCGCGACCAGGAAGACCAGGCCGCCGACGATCACCAGCGACCAGGCCAGGCCGGCCAGGAGGTAGACCCCGGCGGCGGCGGCCAGCGCGCCGGCCGTCTGGAGGAGTCCGAACAGGACGGCGCGCACTAGTAGACCTTCGATCGCATCGGGGTGGACTCCTCGGGGATGAGCCGGGCCAGGTAGTTCGCGCCGGCGGCGGCGTACGCGCCGTCGACATGCTGGCCGCCGTCCAGCGGCCGGCCGAAGCGCCACCCGTCCCCGGAGCGCAGCTTCGTGGCGCCGTAGACGTGCGCGTCGACCAGGTCGTCCGCGCCGTGCACCACGCGCCCGCCGGCGACGTCGGCGGCCAGCGCCTGGCACGCCTCCTTCTCCAGG